CCCCGCCATAATATCAGCATGGCCAGAACAATCTAGGATTGATTCAATGGTGGTTTTAACATTCTCTTTACCCTGACCTGACTTGGCTATGCACATAAAATACATAGATGAAAAGTTATTCATATCGGTACGATACATTCTGCCTAATGCCACTGAGCCTAATGCTAATGCACTCTGCATAGATAATGAGGGCTGCTGTATCTGAGCAATAGATTCTGAATACTCAAATATATCTTTGATAATACCTGGTGGCTTGAAGAGGCTATCAGGTTTTTTCACGCTGAATTTATTTTTTATAAATGCAGGGGCTTGTTGGTTTTTACGTTCATGAGTCTTTAGTATTGAATTAACGGTAGTAGATATTTCTGTTCTTGATAATGGTGGTTTGTTTTGTTGATTCCATGATTGCACAAAGAACTCGACCATTTCGATATTAACACCTTTAGCAATCAAATTACCCGCCAATCTAGCTGCATTGTCATTACGACTGCCTGCCATCACCCCTTCCATTGAGAAAGGAGTAGCTATTGGTTTACCGTTTAATTTTTCAGCGCCTGTTACTTGTACCCAGTTTTCTTTTGTAAAGTCAGGTAGGTCGCTAGTATCATGCCAATCCCAATCTAGAATAAATTTAGGTTCATAGATAGCACCTGTGGCATGAATATTGTACGGTGCAATAATTAAACCGCCTACCCCTCTTATATCAATAAGTTTGGCGGGATCGCTAATTTGTGTGCGCCTAGCTACATAAGTCGTATATTGCTCTGGATTATTGTAGTAATAGTGCATCCCTTTGCCAGTGATAACTTTACACGGTGTGTTGGGCAGATTTTCTTCAGCCCAAATACACGCTTCTGGCGTATCGGCATCAACAACAATAAATTTTCCGCAGATCAAAGCCACAACTAAATCATCACGGCCTTTAAACCATCGGGTAATATCTTCCGTAGTCGGTTGTCGCTCTTTGTATTGCTGCCAACTGCCTAAATGTTTAGGCGGTACTTTATTGTGTCTTAATAAAGGTACAGGTGAATAACCCTCTTCGGCATAGGCAAGAGCAAGCTCCAACGCAGAATTCTGCGAAGTGGCTTTTATATTTAACACTAAATTTTCTTGTCTTCAACAGATTCGTCTATAGGACCATAAATAGATTCAAAATCTAACTTGCCACCTGTTTTCTTAATAATAACTTTTGCTTGTTCAATTGAAGGTTGACGCATACCATAACGCCATGATTTTGCAGTCGCTGCTTTGCAACCAAATAATTCGGCTGCTGCTTCTGTACCGATAAATTCAATATATTTTTTAAGGGTATATTGTTCCACTTCTCGCTCCTTATATTCTGGTTCAAGACCAGATGCATGTAATGTGTTAAGCTTTTTTTTACCAAGCTCAACCTGTCTAAAATAAAAATTAATTTCCCACTGTTTGCGTTTTGCTTTGTTCATGCTACAATATGCCTTAGATCAATGAAAACCAAGTGTAACATATTTTTTTTGATTTAAAAGAACTTTTTATAAACATAGGAGAAAGTAGTGAACGATTCCATATTAAGTAGAATCAAAACTCCAAACGAACTTGTGCAGCAACAAGGTGCTAAATTGTTGATCTACGGTGCGTCTGGAGCAGGTAAGACAACCTCGCTCAAAACTGCACCAGGAAAAACATTAGTGGTCAGTATGGAGAGTGGTCTATTATCTATCAAGGACGCTGAACACCTTACAGCTATTGAGGTTAAGAAAGCAAGCGAGATTGAAGAAATAGCTACCATGCTTGAAAATGGCACATTAGATTATGACACAGTATGCTTAGATAGTATTACCGAGATGTCAGAAATCTTGTTAGCTTCAGAAAAAGCTAAGACAAAAGATCCGCGCAGAGCTTACGGTGAAGTCATTGAAGTAATGATTAAAACCATGCGTAGATTTAGAGATTTACCCATCCATGTAGTCTTCATCGCAAAGGAACAAAGCATTCGTGATGAGGCGACAGGTACGTTCCATTATCAGCCGATGATGGTTGGTGCGAAATTGCCCACACAGATACCTTATTTCTTTGATGAAGTATTATGTATGCGTGTTTTCGATGATGAAGACAAAGATGGACGTAAAGTAATTACCCGATGGTTTCAAACTCGGATCGGTCAGGGATACACGGCTAAAGATAGAAGCGGAAAGTTAGATGAGTTTGTAGCACCTAACTTAACCAATATAATTAAACAACTAGGATTTGCATCTGGAGGTGCTAAATGAGTGATTTTGAAGGATTAAAAATAAACATGGAAGAAGTAGAACGCGGTTCAACGATTCCAGAGGGTGAGTACCCTTGCATTGTAAAAGTGTGTGAAAAAACACTTTCAGCAGCAGGTAACGAATATTTGAAAGTTGAAGTAGATGTTACTGGCGAAAAGTATGCAGGTTGGAAATTACGTTCAAACCTCAATCTTTGGTATCAACACGAGAATCAACGTAAGCAAGAAGAAATTCGTGGATACGCTAACAATGATTTCGCACAGTTATTAAAAGCGTGTGGGTTTGATAAAGCACCAATTAATGCAATGGAATTGCAAGGTAAAAGATTGATTTGTAAAGTGGGTATTGAACCAGAGCGTGATGACAGTGGCTATGGTGACAGCAATAAGATTCTCCGATATATTAAACCTGAGAATACTACTGCACCAAGACCCGCAGGTTTACCACCGAGTATCAGTGATGAATCTCCCGAAGAAAGTGATGTTGAGGAGCCAACTACTACACCAAAACCTCCAACACTTTCTTAGACCACACGGCTTGCTAGGGGTCGGTAGAGTTTTTACTCCATTTAAACTCAACCTAGCATTTTTTTAGGAGCATATTATTAAAACTTCATCAGCTAAAGCCAAAGGCCGTAAACTCCAACAAGCATTTGCCAACATGCTCATTGATATTCTAGATTTAGATTTTGATGATCTTGAATCAAGACCGATGGGTTCTGGAGGTGAAGACATTATTATGGGTAAACAATCCAGGGATAAGTTCCCATATTCAATCGAGTGCAAGAATCAGGAAGCCGTTAATCTTTGGAAAGCCTATGACCAGGCATCAAAAAATTGCAAAGGCTATGAGCCATTAGTGGTCCTGAAAAGGAATCGAAGTAAAGTATTGGTTCTTTTAGATGCAGAAGCATTCGTTAAACTGCATAATAAAGATTAATGGATAATCTTTTAATTAATAATTATTGGGAACATCAAGAAGAACAGATGTTCTTACCAGAAAAATTTGACTGCCCCGCATTGATTAGTTTTAGTGGTGGCAGAACGTCTGGCTATTTACTGTATAAAATCTTACAACAATATAAAGGTGTACTACCTGATGATGTGCATATTGTATTTGCAAACACAGGTAAAGAAATGCCAGAAACATTAGATTTTATAAACGATTGTGCAAAAAATTGGAATGTTAAAGTAAGATGGTTAGAGCTAGACATCCAAGAAGAACGACCAATCTATCGAACTAAGGAAGTCACTTATGAAACTGCTAGTCGTAACGGTGGGCCATTTGAGGCATTGATTAATAGGAAAAAGATGCTACCCAATCCAGTTGCTAGGTTATGCACAATGGAATTAAAAATTGGCGTAATGAATCGTTTTATGCGATCACATGGATACAAGCGTTGGGCAAATGTCATTGGTTTAAGATATGACGAGCCTAAAAGAGTTGTAAAATCAAAAAAACAAAATGAATCAGGTAAAAATAAATACGAGTCATTAGTGCCATTGTTTGATAATAAGGTAATGGTTAAAGATGTAGGTGATTTTTGGGCAAACAATGATTTTGATTTGAAGCTACCTAACCATAATGGCAAAACTTTAGCGGGTAATTGTGATCTATGTTATCTAAAAGGCACAAGAACATTAATTAAGATTATTCAAGAGAAACCAGAGCTTGCTGATTGGTGGATAGAGCAAGAAAGAAAATTACAAACATCTGCACAAAAAGAGTTAGGTAGAGATGCTTCAACAGCAAAGTTTAGAAAAGACAGCAGCTATGTTGAATTAGTTGAGTTAGCTAAATTAAATGCCAAACAAATAGAAATGTTTAATGACGATGGTAGAAGTTGTTTCTGTCACGATTAACTATTTACATCAATCAATTTATCTAAATACCATCTGGCTTTTTTTAGGTCTTCTACGCCATTCTTATTTTCATAACGCCATAAGTATTTG